AGCGAGTAGGGGGGTATGTTGTGCGAAGACCCCCTCCCCCCTTAAATATATAGGGGGGGTTTGTTATTTTCGACGATCATTTTTGTGTGAACTCCCGACAAATTATAACGTACAATATCGTCGATAGCTCGCTCAATATCTTCGTCCAAAATATGAGGTCCTAGCGTATCAGTAGTATTTAGCACACGATCCAAATATCCCATACTATCATAGCCGTGCTGAATATCAAAATTATACCACTCAGCGAACTGGTCACCAGGATGGTATGGGTTATCGGTCGTTGTCAAATATACTTCACGGCTCATGAAAATATAGCTTTCTAGAGAATATGTCAAATATACTTGTTGACCGTAGACACAGACACGCCTAGGGCTTCAGCAATAGCCGCTTGAGAATATCCCCGCGATTGCATATTTTTGATAGCCGTCTGCTGCCGCTGTGGTAGTGCACGCTGTTCCTTTGGCATAGCGAGCTCACGAATATGATCCATGTCGCCTTGAGCCATGATCTCCTTCAGCTTCGTAGTAGAAATAGCGCCAGCTTGGATAGCTTTCCACTCTTCCTCAGTAGGCTGAATACGATGCTTGCTAGCTCCTGTTGCTGCGCGTGCACCAATAAGAGCTTGTGTCTTTAGCTTCTTAATATCATCCTTGTCAAGCCCTGGATTGGCCTCTACTTTAGCGCGCACTTGTAGATTTGCCATACGTTGGGCCTGACGCTCTAGAGGAGCGTTGGACTTAGCTAAAGCCAGCTTAGCATCGAGAGACCGCACAGCATCAATATGCACCCGCTTAGCGTTAGCAGAATATGGAATCGGTTCCGAACGGTACGCTGCCAGACGTGCGTCGTTAGCCATAGCTTTGAGTTGGTTGGCATGGCGTGCGTAGATCCGCTCCATAGGTGATGGCGCGTCTGATGTAAGAGAATATGCGTCATCAGCAAGACTCATACGAGTGACCTTCTGGTGGTTAGGTGCTTGTTCCCACTCACCGGTACGGGTCTTTACACCATGGGTCTTGTTTGTATCAATATAACGCAGCTTCCCTGTCTTGGGGTCAATGTGCCCGCCTTCAGTTTTATATGCCAAGCGACGCTCTGGAATATGGACCGTTGCTGAGGCACGAGAAATGATGGTAGAGGCACCCTTGCGTGGACCGCCCTGATACTTAGCCTTGAGTGAGGCAATATCATTATCCACATATGACTGTTTATAATCGAGCTTGTGTTTGTTAGCATCAATAACAACCATAGAATGGCGGACAGCCCGTGCTAGCTCATCCGTGTTGGCCCCTTTCACAGACATATCCGTAATAAGGTTAGAAATCATCCCCATCTCAGTGCCTACACGGCCCTTGGGTAAGACTTGCATACCTTCATGGTATTTATATTCTGTGTGAGGGTCGAAATTACGAAGTCCATTAAGAGCGTTCGTTATTTTTAGGCGTGCGCCTCGGGTCGGAATAACCAAGGCAGTATCACCGTCAAAATCAGCCCCTGATAAACGCTCCGCAACTGAATGGTGAATACCCACAGCAGCCTTGGCTCGCTTACCAATCATTTTTTGGCCTTCTTTATTTGTGTTGTCGACAATAAGCTCTGGAATCTCAAATGTACCGCCATGCGGAAATCGTACAAGCGCCACTCGTTCTCCTTGACGGTAGTTCGGGGCATATATGCGTGTAGGATCTATCGAGGGTAATGGAAGTAACACATGTGTCTTCTGCCTCGGTAGCGCTGCGGCTTTAAGATGTGAAGCTGCACTGTCTGCATTTTCTGCGAAATTCTCTAATAAAGAAGCGCGCACAATAGGATTTGTTAGGCTCTTAATTTGAGCAAGCTCAGAAGCCATCGAATCCCGTGTTATTTTTAGCTGACGCTCTGCTGTAGCCTCGTGTTGTTTCGATAAGAATTGGGATGGAAGATTTCGACTCCATTTATCCCAATCCGACTCGTCGTTCACAATGTTCATAGCAGAAATAGCACGACGGTTTCGTCCGCTGCCTTCAGTAAGTTGATATTTGATTGTCGCGCCAAATGGATTGTCCGGGTCATCTCGAAGGGGTTTCAAAATACTACCACTCTTCTTGTCTCCCAGGACCGGTACCGAACGATCCTTGTTGGTGTTAAATACTAAATCAACTCCGTCAGGCAAGTCATCACGATATACCGCCATGCCTTTGAGGTAATGGCCCTTTCCGACTTGCGCACGGATTTGAGCATATGCGTTCTCGCCAATGGAAATGTCTTTCACACCGGGGCGAAGATAAATAACGCCATCAGCTTTCTCACCGCCTTCGCCGCCGTAGTTAATGCGGAGACGCTTTGGATCAATAGCTAAAGGAGTGACAATACCTAACGGTGCTCCCTCCTTGTCTTTCAACGGACCAGAAAATGAATTCAGATCCTTGAGATGACGATATGCTTCTTGCTTGGTGGTACCAGGCTTTGCGAGGACTGTAGTAAATGACGCTTCCCCTGTTGATGCAGAGCGTTCACGCAAATTCAAAATAACGTAGCCTTCGAGCTCCAACGCACGGAGGGCTTTTTTCTTCTGCGACTCATTAATTTTCATGAGTGCTTCAGTACCCTTCCCAACGTCAAGGTAGCCTGTCTTGTCGACGCGCTCTTTTAAGGCTTGCTTATTTTGAATAAGCGCTTCTTGTCTTGCAAGTGCTGTGGGTAATAAGTATTTACGTACAGCGCCTTCAGAAATGCCTAGCTTCTCACCGATAGCGGTGTTCGACCATCCTTTGGCCTTATATTTCTTGACGGCAGCTACCTCTTGAATCTTCTGTTCATGACGAGCAAGAGTAATATGGTCACGAAGCTCGACAGAAGATTTAAAACCGAGTTGCTTTGCAATATCGGTTTGTGACATCCCGTCGCGTTTCATGATTGCTACAGTGTCAAGAAATGACTTTGGGGTGGCGGAAGGGTCCTTGCCGCTGCCCCATGGATATCGACCTGAATGTGGTTTGGAGCCCTCGTGTGGTTTACCAACGTGAGCCAAATATTCAGAGTCGTCAATGATGTGCACCATGGAAATTATCCATCCTGTTTACGCAAGTTTTGTAGTCTCTCGTCGAAGTATACAATCTTTGCCATAATACTTGTGATTTCTTCTGGTGTTGGACGCTTTATCCGCACATCGTCAGACTGGTAAATGCGAGTCTCAATCCTGATAGTGGATGGGTCAAAATTGTACTCTAAACAGAATATCGCTGCGTAGATAAGTAGCTGGTTATGCGAAGCTGGAACTCGTCCAGTCTTCAGATCATGAATCCTCAGCTTATTAGCTTTGAAGGAAACGGTGTCTGCGGTACCGAAACAATTGTCAGAATAGTATAGGATTTGTTCTGGGTTCATTCCAAAACCAATACCGTCGTTCACATATGTCGACAGTGTTGATCCGTTCTTTGGGAGCTTGATACCAAGGCGTATTGCCTCAGCCGCAAACTCGTGAAGACGGGTTCCCATTTCTGCGGCTTGCTTGGTCCGAAAACGATCATCAAACCTTGCGTCATCGTAGTTGAGCCAATGCCATTGACTCGGGCTGAGAAATGCATGATCGTGTTCAAGATTCACATGCTTGTTGAATATCATTGAGTACATCCTTTTCGTTCTCAGGATAAATGAACGAGGCGTAGGACATTCCATGCATTCTCTCAATATAGTAATCTTGGTTCGGTTGATGCGAAGCCGTGCGTCCACGTTTCACTTCAAGAGCGAACCATCGCTTACCAATAAGAATCAAGAGATCTGGAATGCCTTGAATGTATGACGAGTCATTCTTCAGAATGATACAATCTGGAAACCGGGCCTTGATTCGTTTTATCAATCCTGATTGGTATGTGCTTTCCTTCATGGAATCCTCCTAGGGGAAAGTACAGTAAAAATTAAAGGACAGAAAAATTGCCTCTTCTATCCATATACACCCTAGTTTTTCGTACGAATTGTACGAAAGCCCTGGTCAGAGCCTTGCAGAAAATTACATTTTGTACGAGCTCTGTAAAAGCCCAGGTCAGAGGGTATAAAAAAAAATTCGCACCCCTATCACATCCGATACACACCCAGAAATGTGATCTAGGTAACAAAAACATACCCCGGACCGCTTTGGTCCGTATACCGCTAAAATGGCTCCAGACCGATGGGCTAAGTCAAACGACTAAACGCCCTGCTAGAATGGTACTTTACCAAAGGCCAAAAAAGTGTGGACCAAAGTGGGCCGGGGTGTTTTGCGGTAAATGCCCTGGTCAAAGGGTGTTTTTGAGCTAAGTGGGCCAAAAAAAACGAAATTGGCTCAAAAATTTTTAATTTTATTTAAAATTCTTTGTTTGTCCTGGTACAGCCTGCCCCCATTGCCACATTACTACTATTATATATTTTTATATATAATATATATAATAATGGGCCAAGGGGGGTCAAACGACCAGCTCAAGGCATGTTTTTGGGGTGGCCCAAAAGTGTCACAGAAAACTGGCCCTTCTCAAAAGTGGGCATAACCCCAGGTCAAGACCCACTTTCAAAATCTGGATTTTTGGGCCTCTCAAAATTAAAGCGGTCCTCTCCAAAGTACTTCAAACGTGCTGACAAGAACCCCCATTCGTTGAAATTCTTCTTCTCCTTCAAAGTGGTCCAGATTGCACTCTCGATAGAAGAGTTACTACAAAGAATATAGTAATTCAGAGTCTCGAATGGAGTATCCAGTCGGTCAATACGACCCTTCGCTTGCTCAAAACTCTTATAAGAATAAGGCATCGACCAAAACACAATCGTATCCGTCGCAATACAATTCCACCCTTCCGACCCAGAAGTATACTGAACCGCATACACCCACCGATCTCCCTCAGGAACCGGTTCGTGTTTATGCCCGTTCCACTCCTTCAAAACATCTCCGCAAATCTCTCGCAAAATCTCCAACTCGTAATCAAAATTGTAAAAACAAATCAACCGTGGATGCTTCTCCCAAAGCTTCTGAAACTCGTCAATACGACTCTTATCAGTCCCACAAACCCTCCTCAAAACATACCCAAGCTGCGCAGCATTCTTCATAGGCTCCCCTGTCCAAGGCACCACACGATTCTTAAAAGCCTCCTGATACACAGACGCCTCAAAATGGCACCAAATTCGCCTCTCACAGCGCGTTGTACGCCTTGAAAAAGGCATGTCGACTAAAACATCATCCCGCCACTGTTCAAGCCGTCTAACGTGCCTGTAGCCCTCAATTTTAGGAAAACCACCCCACCGAGTCACAATACAATACTCACGGTCAAACTCGGTAAATGTCTTCACAAAGCCCCGAGCCACAAATACAGCGGTATAATCCTTCCAAGTATCTCCCGGAGTTGCGCTCAGCATGATCCAATGATTGTTCTTCGCAATCTTCACAAACCGCTTCGCCCAAAGCCCTCGCCCGACGACTCGTTGCTCATCAAAGATGAAAAACGCCCCCTTCACGTTCTTATACTTATCAATATTATTCCAAGAATCCACCTTCTCCACGTCGACACCATATGTCTTGCAATCCTTCCGCCATTCAAGACTGTCGCGTTTCTTGGCTGTCGTGATAATATACAGCTTACGACCCTTTTCATTCCTGACAAAATACTCCAAAGCCGTAAAAGACTTGCCTGACCCCACCCCTCCGCAAAGAATCGTGCCATTTTTCATAAGTTTCACAGCTTTTGCTTGATGCGGGAATAATTCAATGCTCATTGTTCATCCTTTCGTATACCCCTTTTCGGGGGATCGGAGTAAAAAAAAAGTATCCCTTCCGTTTTGTACGAAAGGGATAGCTGTTTTGCACTACAGAATCGAGGCTAACTCGGAAACCTGGTGCATGATCTTCTGCAAAATCATATATCGGTCAGCGGCGTACTGACAAACTGCCGCATCGCCAGCCATAGTTTCGATGACCTTGAAACGCGTCACACCAACCTCATCAGTACGATCACCCAGAAGCAAACGGCCCATCCGACGCTTTTCTTTCTCGTCCTTAATAGCCGCGACACGTTCTTTGTCGAGCTCTAGGCGAACCTTATCCATCTCACGCATGATTTCAGAATACGCGCTCCGAAGGAAAATGTATTTCTCTTCCAAAGAGTTTTCTTCATCCGCAGCCGCTTCCAAGGTCTCAATGATGTTCTTATATTCACTCATGGCTATCGCCCATCCCTTGCGCGTAGTTTTTCGATTCGTTGAGTTTTCTTGAGCTTGTCAAGACGTTCTTCAAGAAGATTCAAAGCCTTGACAGTATGGCCGATTTGCTCTTGTCGACGCATACCATATTTCTCAGCCCTCGCAAGCTCTTCAATGATTTCCTGATGCATTACGTTTTGAATGTTCGGCGGTTGCCAGTCTTTATCCCACTGGTCTACGCCAGTACCATACGACATTCGATGAACCGTCCTTTCTCTTCGTCATGCAGATATGAATACTCGGTCTTGATGATATCCGTCCGAGAAATACCGGCCTTCTCCAAAGCCTCGTCAACGGCAACCCAAGGCTTTTCCAGATTTGCGGTAACGACCACAAGCTCGCGGGGACCATTCTCTGGATAGACATAGCGGATGTCGTCAGCGAAATCGTTACGCATCATCGTCTCCTTTCTGTTGAACCTCTCGTAGCATCTCTTCAATGACTCCTTTCGCTTCAGTCAAGGCGATTTCCTTACGGTCTGCGGGTTTAGCAGCCGCTTCAACCATCAAATTCACCACACCCTGATAACGCCCGTCCGTACCAGTCGGGAAAATCATCAATTGCTTCGGAAAATCCCGGTTCTTCCGATACCCCAAGGCGAAATTCAAACCATGCAAAACCTCACTCATAGACATTTTCAGGTGCGTGGGAAGATCACTTGCTTGGATGACCTTTTCAATATCCTTGGAAACCCCGTGCAAGACTTTCTTTTCGTCAGTGTGACGTAATTCGGTGGGGTGATTGGTTGTCGGTTTTCCGCCCAGACGCTTGATTTCTCGGCGTAAATACCACTCGGCCTTGCGCAAATCTTCCTTTTCGTCACTACCAGCCTTTGCCCCAGCTCGCGTGACGTATTTCACAACATTACCACGGTTGAAATTCAGTTGTTCCGTGATGTCGATGACTTCTACACCTTTGAACCGGGTGTAGTGTTTGGGATGGTTGACGTTGTCAGGCATGATAACTCCTTTTTGATGAATGTACGGATTTTTGTTACGGCGTCCATGCGCCGTCCGCGGTTGACACGGTTTTCAGACAATGCCTCGAAACGCTTGAGAGCATCAGGCAAGCCCAGCGGTGCCGTCATAGGCAAGATGAAACGCATAGTGTGGACCGTGGCAAAATCACCGGGGTCAAAATTGTTGTACTCTCGCAGAGCCTCATCAGCAAGCCATAGCATCGTATGGCGGTCGCGCTTTTCGTTTGTTAGATATGCGCCCACCATCCATGACGCGATGAATTGCGTATACTCATTGACCAAGACGTGAACCTCGTGGCCATCTTTTCGAGGAATGCACAAATGTAGCACAATAGCTCCTTTCAAAATTTCAGAAAAAAAAAAAACCCTGGTTTTTAGGCCAGGGTCAGGGTGTTACTCCTTTCCTTCTAGTTCTTGAGGTTGTTCTTCTGGTTTAGTAGCTTGGGCTTGTTTTGCCAATGCTTCTGCAACCATTTCGCGTGCTTTCGCTTCGACTGCTTTGTCGAACGCTTCCTTGTCGTCTGCCTTCTTGTTGAGGAATTTGCAAATCTTCTTCGAGGCTCCTTCAAAGATTTTCACGGAGGTGTATCCAACGCACCCTGCAACGAATGCAGAGAGTGCCAGATTACCAGCGTTCTTCAATGTTGAAGTCGTTTGGGATTCGGTTTCCTCGCCATTATAGGCTTCGAGGGAAGTGCTGTTAGAGTCAGCGATGTTTGCGAGATTGTCAGACATGACAGTGAGCCTTTCTTAACTCGTATGGGTATCTCATATAGAGGGTGGTTTTTTGTACGAGATTTCAGAAAAAATTAAACCCCGGTTTTAAGCCGAGGTTTAATCCTAGGGATTATTCCTTTGTGGAATGGTCAGTATGAACTGATCCGTTTGTCACTTACCGGAATAGCCGATCAACATAGGTTGCGCCGATGGTCAGTGCACCAATAGCCAGTACATAGGCTGCTGTGACTTGCACAGCGCCAATGACAAAGCCCTTAGCGAACTGCTTTGCGACGCCAGCGTAGGTGATGGTCTCGTCGGTAACAGTGGTGTTAGCGGTTTGGGTGTTCATGGTTTGAACCTTTCTTGTTCAGAATGAGTATCTCTCATATATAGCGTGGTTTTTTGTACGAATCCCACGCTATATACTACACTCTACCGAACGCGATTGGCTACGTCAAGCGGAGTGGCCCGGCTTCCTGACAGAAGCTTCTTACGCAACCGTACCACCCGCACAAAACCCTTCGCGTCTTTAGCAACGATATCACCCGACCGAGCCACAATATCCCCTCGGGGCGACGGAATGAGAATACACGGTAAGCCTTCCAGCTCGAAATACTCAGCGTCCAACCACTTGGCTAACCCAGCCGCAGTATCGCAAGACAACACCACGCCGTCAAGAAGATCGAACCAAACATCATTAGGCGTAAATGCCTCAGGAATTGGAGCTTTCATCAGAATGGCACCTCCTCGTCAATATTAGTGTCGATAGGTCGGCTATCCCAAGGATCACGGTCTTCGTCTTCACGATTATCATCAGCCTTAGGAACCGAAGCGTACTTCCGCTCCAGCTCGTCTTCGTCAAGAGTTGCAAATAACGTCTTGCAATATGCCTTGACGCCTTTTTTTCCGTTGACCTCCCACTCGTAAGGACGGACCACAACATCCGCAAATTCCAAATCACAGTAGTCCAAGATATCGACCGTGTCTTCATCAAGGTCGACACGACCGTTGGACTTCAACAAAACGATGGTAGGGTTACGACGACCGTATCGAACCTCAACTGGAAGGTACCAATCAGGTTCAACATCTTCGTCACGCTGACGAAAACGCTTGACGTTCCAGCCGTCTTCCATCAGCCCTGAAGCAGTTGCCTTGTCTAAAACAATGGCGAAATTACGACGCCCTGCTGCGTTGTATTGGGACGGGCGTCCGCCGAGATTACGAAATACAAGTTTTACGTTCTTCAACGTGACATTATGCAACATGTCGTTTTCCTTTCTTGGCTTTTAAAGCCTTGAACTCTGTCTCAGTCAACACCTTGACTGTTTTGCCGCTGAGCACAATATAGTCTCCTACATATGCACGACGGTCTGGTGTGTTGATATGGTACTCGTCAATACCCTGAGAGTTTAACGAGCACCCAAAAGGCCACCCGTATCGCAAAGCTAGCATACGGCGATTTTCACGAGTGACCTTATGGTATACTCCGATCATAGTGTCACGAAATCCTTAAATGTTCCGAACCGCTCGATCTGGTCAATAGCCGCTTCGACTAAATGGTCGGCGTATGTGGTATCCACTTCATCAAGGCTTTCGACCTTTGACGACTCCTTCCACAACCAACCCTTAGTCCCAGCGACTGAATGCGCCTTGAATCCATCATCGGTGGTGACACGATATGCGTTCTTACCACCCTGAATAACCGGCACAAGGCTTGCCGTCCGCCCCACATGCCACCAAGAATTATCCATCTCAGGCGAATCACCCAACCAAATAACACCCTTGGTGACTGAGCGCTGTTCCTTGTAGTCGTCGAGTGTGACCGGTTCTCCAGAGAACATCGTCTTGAAAACAACTGGATGCTGGAACTGCGCTCCTGTGGCGGTCCATTTATTCTTAGCGGTAGAATATGCGACATAGACAGCATCGTTCACAAGGCACATGCGTTTGTACGTGTCTTCTTGCTCGAACTCATAGCCGTATTTCTTACCGAACTCCATCACAGCCTGAATAATCTCAGGCGTAGCGTTAGGGATCTTGATGGAGTCTGTCTTAATATGCGCGACCGTGAAACCTTGTTCTTGCACAAAATGCTTCAAGTCGATCATAAACAGCGCCCCACGCTTTGCTACGATGTTGTCGACGTTGCGAAGATCTCGGAACGGGTTGTCGAATTTCGCTGACGTTAAGCCATAGACGCTGTTGATAATAATCTTCAGCGAATATGACAGGTTGTCGAGCTCGTCCTTACCACCCTCCAAAAATGGTCGCAACTTGCCGCCCAGCATCTGCCGAGCCGCGTCCAAATCCCCGTGCTTGATCGCAAGACGTGCTTGCTTGATTTGACTAAACACCTCTGTGTATGGACCGAATAAGTTTAATTCTTCGATCGACGTAGGGTGCATCGAAGCCACATCCAGCAATGCCACGTCATCATAAATGCCTGGTTCGGCGTAAACATAACCCCCCTCTCCTGTGGTCTCGCCACGATATGTTGACACCCCGGCATCATAAGAATAACCGGGGAACATCTCACTCAAGTCGGTATAGACGAACTCGGCTTGAGGATTCTTCTCGTCGCCGAAAATGATCTTAGCGACGTGTTTACGAGTGACGTCATTGACAGGAAGTCCTGACAATTCTGACAATAATAACCGTGCTTCGTAGTCAGCCTTGCGGTCATGGAAGACTGCTTCGGTTGCACGGACGTCGTTAGAACAATACTCAATCACCCTCGGCCAAAGCCCCACACCGACTTCCTTATCCCAAGGGATTTCCATTTCCATGTGTTTGATCCCAAGGTCGAACTCAAATTTCTTGAGTGATTGCTTCTTGCTGGAGAAGTCGTAAATATCAGCGTATGACAGCCCGTATGCCTCGATGAACATACTGTCGCGGTCACGATCGTTGATGATACGACTTGAGAGCTCGAATAACTCTTGGTTGGAATGACCCATGAGCCGAGCATACAAAATATGGTTGTCGTACCGACGATTATTGAAGCCGACCAGCTGGTGTTTCAGCAGCCCTTCAATCTCTTTAGGTGTGGGATTGAGCATTGGAATAACCGCGTTTGACCCCTCGTGCTTATAACACACGACAAACAGGTTCGGATACACCTCGACGTCGAAAAATACCAACTGACCCTTCTTGGGTTTGTCTTCGATCTCGATATGTTGCTGTGGTGCGTCCTTACCCTTCAGCTGCATCGTCTTGACTTCCTTGAGGCAATATAAAGCATGGTTAGTACTCTTTGCCGCAAAGCCTAGCAAGACTGGTTTCATGTCTTCCACGTTGTATGTCAACCCGGAAGAATATGCATCGTCCAAAATCTTCTTGATGAAATCAACGCTTGATTTGGTCGACGGGTGAATCTCTTTGCGAAGATTGCGCTCAATTAAATCGCGTAATCCTCGCTCTGATTGGATTTGCTTCGTCGAAAGCATCTTAGTCTCCTTTAAAGGGAGTCCGCCACTAATATGAGCTATCGGCATACCGTTACAGACGGTGAATTTCCGTCTCAGTGACGAATTTCCCTTATACACTTTTACCTCAATACCTTCGGAGTATAGCGGCGCTAGTGTATCCACATCACCGTCATAAATATAATGAAGGTGAACACCAGCGCCAGACTTACTCACTTCTCCATATGTCGGAGGGAAAGCCTTGATAGCTTCGAGGTTCCTGGTCAAAGATTTCTCGCCGTTGCCATCACGCAAGTCAAAGTCGATCACAATATGATTCTGTGGGACCTTGACGTAATGCAGTTGATGAGTATCAATTGTCCCTAGTACCGTGTCAACATCTACCCACCGCTTTGAGGGCGTCCCCTCAGAGTTGGCGAGTTGTGCCGGCATCCCAGCGTATTCAGCATCGAAAATAGACTCTCGACAGCTCCAAATATCTTCCTCTTCGGGTTCTTCCTCGTATCCTTCCGGTGCACCCAATTCGCCTTCGAGTAGCATGTCGGGCTTAAATCCACTATACACCGACCGGAGTCGCAGTCCGTTGCCGAACCGCTTCCGAGGGTAGAACTCCTCAAAATAGTTTTGAAGCTCTGCCTGAAATACTTGACGCCGTTCAGGATATTCAATCCCCATTTCCTTACACCATTCTTTATACATGGTGTAAGCTTGAGCTACCGTGACGTACTCTTCCTCGATGAACTCATCTTGAACCTCGTTCACAAACGACATGATGGGGTTTGTGATATACATCATGGAAATCGGCTTGTAATTATCATAGTAATGGCGCGTCATCTTCTTGAATTTCTGCAAGCAGTGATAAGCAATTGCGCCATACTCAAATTTCACCTGCTCCATTAAATGCCGATACCGCAGAGCCTCCACAGTGTCGCCTGAGGATGTAATCACAATCAGACGACGGATAAGGCCCGACTTAGCATCGGAAATACGGATTGGGTTGTTAGTGCCGACGATGAGTGTCGAGTTAAACTTCATCGCATATGCGGATTTATGTTTCTCGTTCACCAACATCGGCTCATGCGAGACAATAGCATTGATTTTTGTGTTGTCGTTGATGTTGTTCATATCAACATCATGATCCACAGCAATCAGTGGGTTCGACTTGAATGCTTCCAAGGCGAATTGCGCGGAGGCTGTCCCCAAGGCACGTGCGTTGAATACTCCAGAATATCCCTCGAACATGTCTTGGATGATACCGATAATGGTAGACTTACCACTACCTGGTTTACCGTAGAAAGCAAAAAACTTCTGGATTGTTTTTGCTTCTCCGGCTACAACAGCTCCGATGGCCCACTCGATTTTGTCGACTTCGTTAGGACGATATAACGTATTTACCAGCTCATCCCAAGCGTCATGACTCCCTTCTGCGCATGAATAACTCAAACGCTTCGTAGCATAGTCTTCTTTGCAGATAGGCTGATCCGCGAAAATAACCCGTTCATCGAGTTGCTTCCAGTTGTCGCCTAGTGTCTTGACATACTGCTGAAATTTCGTCCATCGCCCGTTGTCGAAGCTCTGCAATCCACTCACCGTCGCTGAATCGTATTTTTCAGCCTCGGCGTACAGAACTCCGTCTACCAGACGAGGAACGTCATAACTATCAGTTGACCAGACACCACGCTCTTCATCCCAAATCGCAAAGAAAGAATTACCTTTGACCATAAGGTCTTTTGATGGACGCACAACAAACGAAGGATATAAGGTGATACCACCGCCTTGCTGGGGGGATTGTTCCTTAGTAGCAATACGCATAAAGTCCAAAGAAGTCATTTATATCACCACAAAACTCCGTGTTGTTGCCACGCCCATTCGTTCAGCTGAGCCCATAATTCACGCTCAGCTGAATCCCATTTTTTTGCGTAACCCTCTGGTGTGCGGTCGAGCGGAAATAGGCTGTTCTCTCCGAAGGCTCCGTAAGTACGATTGTTAATAATGTCGATACGCTTCTGCACAAACGACTCGTCATACGTATTATCGGTCATATCGTCGAGATGCATGTTTCGCATCAACCACATAAAATCATCTGGGACGGAATTTTCTGTGAACCCCGTCATCCGCTTTGCTAGAGGAATTAGCATCTCCAACATCGAGCAGCGTTCAGCCATCAGCTCTGAGTCAGAGAGCTCGTAATCCCGAATGGCATTGCGGAAATTACGACGGAGTTCCTTACCGTCCCAAGCTCGGTTACTGTCAAGACCAATATAAGCCGCGAATGGCACCGAGTGAAGATGACGCAAGACCTTCTTGCAAGGCTGGTAATTCACCAATCCGCAGAGGTATTGGAAATATGTTTCTTCGTTATAACGAACAAGCACGATAACAATCTCCGTCTTCGTCGATTGGGATATCGTTGTTGGTCAAGATCATATATTTGATCTGACCGTATGGACTATCCTTGTATGGTGTTTTGTCGAATCGTAGCTCAATAAGGCTGTGGAAGTCTGGATTACGGAAATAAATCACGTCTTTACCAGTCTCGACACCGTGTTCGATGAACTCCTCAGGGATAATATCCTCGTAATCCTCTTCCCATAGGACGTTTCCAGCTGAATCTTCCATAAGACGATCAGTCGTATACCAAGTATACAGCATCTGGTCTTGAGCCAAGGCGTTCAGATTGTATTCGGCCAAGGAAATGATTGCTGGATCTGGGTTGGTGAGGTCTTCAGGCATTTCTTCCTCCGTCAAAGGTTCTGGTTCCGGTTGAGTTTCTTCAACTGGTTCTTCTTCATCAATAGAAGTTTCAAAAAAATTTACCCCAGTTTTACATTCTGGGGTGCCCCCAAGGGGCGGTTCCTCACTGAGTGTTTGTTCCGTCACTACCGAGGTTTTATTGAGCTGGTAGTGACGGAAATACATACCAGTGATAAAACCACTCGTCCACACTAATGTGGCAAAAATGATTTTATCGAGTTTGGACACGTTTAGACCAGATCGTAAATGATGCCTTGAACGTTAGGGTAAATCATGACGCCGACGTCTGCCAGTTGGATATCCTTCTCGGAAGCGTCCTTGGTTTGGTAGAACAGACCAAGATCAACATAACCAAGATTACCGTTGTGGTCCTTGTGGACCCAACCAACGATATTACCTTCAGGAACCCGAGGGATACCAATCAAGTCATACACCTCGTTGAGGTAAATATGACCCCGAGCACGAAGCATGTCGTTAGCAACGTTTTGGACGCTCACCAATTCGTTGCGGACTTGAATAGCGTCGTTCTCGCCATTGTCCTTTTCGCGCACCAACCGAGAATAACCATTCAGGCGAACGCTGATAACAGCGCTGTCCTTGGTTTCGGAAATGACGGCATTCTCGCTAGTTTCGATACCGCGAGTCATGGCCTTTTGGAGAATCTCGGCTTCGTTTTCTTCGCCGAGTTGTTCCTTGACCTCTTCGCGGTAGGACTCATACATACCCTTTACGGTATTGAATGCCGCGGTGGTTTGCTGCAACCGCTTGACGACGGTGTTGTGGCCCCACAAAATGCTAGCCACAGACAGAGAGCCGACAAGGAAAGCAGGACCGTAGTTCTTGATTACTGCCTTGGCGATGGGAATATAGCTCTTGATGGTTTCCCACACGACGCGACCGTTCGAGCACCATACAATCCCCTTATCGTCGCAGAATAATTCTTTGAAGTTTTCTGCGAATGCTTCGTTGTCCTTAACATCAACACCATCGAACAGGATTTCAAAAGTCCCGTATTTAGCACCCTTATTATCACGGGCGAGCTTGACGAAACGGACGTGCTCTTTCTGCAAGAATTTGGCGGCTTCATAATCCTTTTGGAATTTCGGAGTAGCCTTCGATGCCAAGGTTGCAGCGGTGATTAAACCACCAACGCCACTGAACACTGCTGCGGTAGGAGCGTTCTTGTGCGTCTTCATTTTTAACGTGTTGAACACACGACCAAGCTTAAGCATGGCAAATATACCTTTCGTATGAGTGCCCCACCCACAGTAGCGAGTGGGGCGTGTGAATATGATTCGTTACGAATCGAGGAAAATAGGATCAGGCAAGACCAGTTGGAAACCGCCGTCTACCTTTACTGTACGCGGAGCGCCGATATCATCCCAACCCCAATCGTTGTCGACATATTTCGATGGGAGCCCTACAAGAGAATACAGATCAGCAACGGTGGCCACTTCGTACTGGTCAATGATGTCTTGCAGTTTGTCGATGATATTGCTAGCCTCACGGCGGTCTGTTAACACCACACGAGCTACTCGATTGTTCCCGACAGGTTTGCGCGCGGTTGTCGTGGAACGTGAATAGCTGTGATATGGTGTGTTAGACCGTTGTTGAGGCTGACGCTGAGGACGAGCATCGTTCAAAACCGCATCCATAATGGCGTCGCCGATCGCACGAACACCTTCGTTAAATAACGGTTTGACGATGGGAAGAACAGTGTCGAAAATAAACGGCTTAAGAACATCCGACCAAAATGATTTCTTTGGTGGTAGGACTTTCGCCGTAGTCACCTGTTCTACTTTCGGTCGTTCATTACTCATTGGCCTTCTTTTCGCTCAGTTCTTTGAACCGAGCCAGGAGTTCTTCCTTGGACAGGTCTTGCAGATTAGTCGGATTAAACTCCTTCTGCAATTCCTTCGGAAGGATGCCGCAGATGAACTTCGCGGCATAATCCGGGTCCATTAGCATTTCCTCCAGCAGCTCGGAATATGCGTCCGTGGCAGTGAACCAGACTTTCAGCCAGTCCGGTTTCACCAGGATTTCACCACGGGGCGTTTCCTGCTTGATACCGACTGCCTGACGCAAAACGGTCTTGAAAACCGAGAGCACGATACGTGCATCTTCGGTTTCTTGGATTGACTTCAAGACTTCGGAGAATTTCAGACCTTCAAAATCATCGAAGGCAATTTCCATAGCCTCGGCTTTCGTCAGATTGAAGTAGAATGTATCTTCTACTTCATTACCACGCAAGTCATTATACTTGATTGTTTTCTCGATCATGGATCCATTTCTCCAGTTTCATTGTTATTGGACCGAAGATATGGTCACACCAGGTGATCGTATCCATTAAGGGGATCAGCGCGAAAGTCAATAGCCAGAACTGGCTTACCGTCATCGGACAGAATTGACGAGAATGACACCTCCAGCAATTCGTCCGTATTCCAGCCGACATACCCGCTGACTGCCGTTTCTTTCAGACCGATCTCATCATAAAAATCAGTCAGAGATGCATACATCTCGTCAATGATCTTCTTGTTGATCACGTTAACAGCAGCCTTGATGGTTTCCATATTTGACGTGAAGTACCGGTCACTGTATGCGTCGTAACACATACATTCGTCACCGGTGACAATCACCGTCGTCGGCTTCGGGTTCTTTGCGATACCCTCTTCGGCGATTTCCTTGTGGACCTCTTCGGCCTTCTTGGGTGAAAGTTGTTTTTCAGCAGCCGTGCGATAGCTGCGATATGCCTTGTCTGTAATGAAATACAGAGTCTCCATATCGTCAGCACGACCTTTTACCAGCGCTGCAACCCAGCCCAAAGCGGCGACAGTCGAAATACCCGCAAGACATGCCGGGACATAGTATTTCCAAGTCGCCTTGGCCTTGTCCAAAAATGTCGATTCTTCGGGGAGTTCTTTCATCACCTCCTGAGCGGCTGCGTGCCCCTTACCAGCAGCGACTGCGGTGGTAGCTACGCCTGTTGCAACGCTGACAAGCGTCACCATTTGACTGTGATTCGTGATGAATCGCGTGAGACGGTTAAGTTTCACGATTATTCTCCTTTCTTAAAGAAACGGCGTTTCAGCGCCTTGAACGGACGTTTGAGGTCTTCAGCTGCGTCTTGCATTTTCGTGAGTGCATACGCAGCCAAGCCGAGACCGAGTACTGCACAGCAGGCAGTAACGATCTCAGCGAAATTAGCGCTGTGTTTTGCGTTGATATGAACGTTGACGGTCATGTTATTTTCCTTCCCAATCTTTGCAAAGATCGGCATATTCTTCATCCACATATTCCATGGATGCGTCGACTGCCATATCGGTGAGTTGCTCGACAATGGCGTCCAGCTCTGCTTCGGCTTTTTTGGCTTGTTTCTCAAGGTTGGCAGAGACAACGCCTAGGACTGTGCCAAGTGTGGCGAGTCCGATAAGAACTTTGAACAGTGGGTGCATTTTTATGCCTCTTTTTTCATGGTTTCGTACAGGGTGTTTGCGGCTTGTTCAACGTCGATCTTGCCGGAGCGAATATCATCGACGAGACGATTCAGCAAATCGTTGTGATTTGCGTGAATGTACCCAACCAATTTGGTCAGAAAAATCATCAGATCGTCTTGGTCTCCCTGCTCTTCGACACTGAGCGGCTGAATCTTGGTTTTTGGTTGTTTCGCAGCAGACACGACATCTCCAAAGCCCCACCATAATGCGAGAGCAGTGGCAGCAAATGCGAAGATGGTTTTGCGCATGGTTATTTTCCTTTCTTGAGTTCCAGCGCGATTTTGACGGCATATGCAAATAATGCTACACCAAGTTTGGTTTTGTAGTACGTCCGTACTACAGTTTTGACGGGATTACGCATCGGCGTCCTCCGCCAAGTAGTACAGACGCACAGCACCGGTTTTTCCGTCAACCACATCCAGGCGCTTAAGAATGTCCAGGTCGGTTTCGGTCAGACCACGTACAGGCAGACGCAAATATCCGTTGCGTCCGTAATAGCCGACAGCATACGAGGTTTCAAATAAACCATACAGACGCCAGAAAGCATCTACCACATGGTTAATATCATAGCCGATGGGGCCAAACATTTCCTTGTCGGTTAACGGATTCGACACGATCTTTTCGCTTTCACGATGCCCCACCCAGAATTCATAGCCGAGATTCAGCATACCGGTCGCATCATTGTATAACCGAAGTTCGCTCAACAAATCAGCATCGTCACGGGTTACGATGTCGGTACTGATTTTCAGGCGATCTTGGTCGTCGAAGTCTCCGTTCTTGTGTGCGATTTCAAACGCTTGTTGAACATGCTTCAATGCGGTTAACGCAGCACCACCGTCAATTTTATGCGAATAATCAGCAGTCTTACGAGACTCGCGGATTTTGTCGATCAGTGCAATACCGATGGCTGCAGAAACCAAGCTATAGAAAATCGCATTACGAGACACTTTAGCGGCGGTCTCACGAACCTTTTTGACGGTCTTACGGAAAATGTTTTTCATCGTAAAAATCCTTTCTCTAGATTACGATGATGAAAAGTTTATACCCTGGTTTAGGGTATAGAAAATTAAAGGTGAGTTTAATAGACTGTGACGGTATGTATTGATTGCTCCTTGTCCACGGAGTCAGTCTATCTCTCATATAGGGCGTGGTTTTTTGTACGAATTACTGATGGAACAGGAAATCCGCAAAAACCGTGACAGACAGAAATAGAATTGCGTAGACCAATCCAAAGAAGCATACCTTGAGGATGAATCTCCAATTCGATGGGCCACCAAGATCATGTTTACCCATTCGTGAAATATACCTTTCCGTTTTGAAAAAGTCTAAACCCCGGTTTTACCGATGGGGTTTAGACTTGAGGGTATCAAGATTAGATCAATGCGATTTACAAATTAGTTCGATACGACCTCCTTTGTGTCGGAGAAGATATGGTCCAGCAAACCGCCTACAACGTCGGCGCGTTGATCGGTTTCGATCAAAACGTCCCACGCGGTGGCGGCAAGTTTTTCCTTTTCTTCATTTGTTACTACAAATGAGAAGTCGAATGTGAATACTCGTTTAATAAAACGTAACATGATAATGTTTCCTTTCTGTCTCATATAGAGCGTAGTTTTTTGTACGAAAGAAAACATAGACCACAGTATTGCGTGAATGCTGTGGTCAGTGCTTATAGCGAGTTTTGGATGATGTTACTTGTGTCGTAGTAGCATGCCGATTGCCCGTGAGGAAATCAAGCCGAACTGTTCATAGTGGGTGACTGCAAAGATGCTGATGAGGTTAGCAGCAGCGACGAAAATCGTGTCTTTACTGAGTTTGCGGAACGAGCGGTTTCGTTCTGCTTCAGTCAGTTTGATCAGATTGTCGGCGATGTCTCCATATTCCTTATCTGTGCCTGAGTAGTCTTCCATTTCTGAAAGTAGGGCGTCGATTGCGTCCTGAATGGGGTCATTTTTGCCAGTAAAAGACATAGTGTTTTCCTTTCTATCCGTATGTCTCACTATAAGCGTGGTTTTTTATACGACTTGGTTGTCGACCTTGAAAGTGGCCTCGTCCTTGTCCATAAGAGTAACCGGATGGTTGTTCAGTTCAAGCGTATTTACCAGCTTACCATCCTTTTCCTCAACTGTCATCACCCCGTCAAAACGATCTTCCGACTTGTTGTAGGCCCTGGTGGAGATACCGGTAATCACACCAAGAAATGTCGTGATTGCGGTAGCCGTTGCGCTCACAGCATCACCGTGTGGAATATGCCAGACGTTCGCTAGCGTAATCCAGAGGGTGATAAGAGCCGGCAACACGATCATCACCGTCCATTTAGTAATCTGGTAGGATTTGTCATTCAGAATGAAGGTGGGCATGTGAATTTCCTTTCATTGGTAGACGCCCAAGTTCTTGCATGACCCGTTCGGCAGCACCATTTCCGCCGAGGGTCTTGTATGGTTCGTAGAGGTACAAATACACATCACGATATTCTTCGGGTGTGGCGTACCCCCGGTCCATCATGAATCGCGCTTCCGATAGGATAGCGTTATACGCCAACCCTTTTATCATGGTGGTGGTCGCGTCGTCTTTACGACGTCGTGAAGCGATAAACGCCCATAATCCGCTCGAACCAAACACCGCGACCATGATTGTGCTCGACAGTTCAAGCCAAGACATATATCAGTTCCAATCGTATTTCTTATCCGTTTTGATTGCCCAAGGAGATTTCAAATCGGTTCGGAATTTATAATCGCAGTAGACAAGTGTCGGGTATTCACGATAGCCGGTTTCATCCTCGATGCGTGTGAACTCTGTCACCCGTGCAATAATACGATCGACACCGAGTACGGATGTGAAATATGGCACCTGCACCCCGACAAGATCACCGATCCAATATTCTTCGTTTGTTTTATCATCGAATTTGTTAGTATCAGAAGGCGTTCCATATCGTTTCATGGAACCAGCGTGCGGTGCCACCTCAACAGACAACGCAAACCCAGACGATAGCGTTTTATACGGGTCTCGGTAAATGCGGGTCTCTACAGTCTCGTTCCAATCATAATCGGATTGTTTAGCCATATTTTCTGTAGCGTAACTTACCTGAGCCAAGGGGCCATAGGCGTTGGATGATTTAGCAACCCATGTATTATCCTCGTTCGAGAAGATAATAGTGTTTTTTACACCTTCGGTGTTGACACTTAATTGCCCTTTCAACAAGGAATCATCGAAAGTGTCGAAAATGATGAAGTTGGAACGATCCTCTCCTCGATAATGAAAACATTTGAAATGATCTGGTGGCCAAGGAAAGAAGCTCCACCATTCATTAACAACAAATGGCGGAGCTTGAAAACGCATTGTAGAATTGTTGTTTTCCATAATGCGCTTAAAAGCGTCCCACATCGAAATACCAGTGTCGAATGTCGCGTAGGGTTGATAATGCCATATGAACCCTTCCTGATCGCCGTATATGATAGGCTCGTATGGTAGTTTAAGGAAGTTCAACTCTGCGTGGCCGTAATTACTTGTTGCTACAGTGAACAAGTCTTTCCACACGTTCATCCAATTGAGCTTATCAGTACCATCTTTGTCTCCGAACTCCCACCCGTTTTTATACTCAGCGTCCATGTACGTCTTGTCGCGGATTTCTTTCACACAAGGTCGGTGTGTAAACATGTAGTCTAGGGTTTTGCCTTTATATGTAGTCTCTACGCCACCATTATCATCAATCCGAACGTCAACACTAGTGGTTATCATTGGCGTATCGCTGTCAGACGAAATAATCATAGCCCCTGGTTTTAATAAGGGGCTGCCTGATAAAATACCATCATCAGTACTGATTAATTGAAAATCGCCATGATCTTGGAAACGTTCAGTAAACACAAAAGACTTGAAATCGTAAACGGCTGTTTCTGGTGAATAGTTGTTACCTAAAATTATGGGATGCATCAGAACCCGCTCCTGGTTATCGTATACGACGCTTCCACTTCAAAGTAAGCGTTAACATTAGTGTCAAAATAGCAGCGAACATACAAAATGTCCTTTCCGAAACATACGTACGGAAATACTAAAGATCGTTCTGCTTTTTGTATCATGTTCCCCTGTCTTGAATAATTCAAACTTTTTGGGGTCCACGTTGCGATACGATTAAACCCGTCTAAGGTATATAGCGGGGTCGTGTTATCGTCTACTTTATCAGTCCACGAAGAGATATAATTTTCATTGAGTTTGACCGAAATGTATGGTAGTAAATCATCTCGTAACAAGCCAATTTCGATCTTTCGTAAATCTTTTAGACTCTTTTTACCCCATGGAAATTTAACGGTGATCTTGCAAGGTGATTTGTATGTCACTTTCCCTGGGTTGCGAGGCTTTAACAGTTTACCATTATATTTAGCTGTCTCTGTTGACGGATCTAACGAAACATCGAATGATTCAGTTCCACCATAAAACAACGGATCACCCATCGTGTACGTGATCTTGATGTCTAGGTCTTTATCGAATAGTGCGCCTTCAATTTTAGAAATATACCCAGACCCGTTATACCATTCGCCACTGTACAGCACGTGTATGTTGGTTTTGGTACGGTGTTGACACCCCATCATCTGGTTAAGGATGGTCTTAGCTTCGTAAATATCATTCGGTCGAATTGTTAGTACAATTTCTCGGTCCGCGGTACGTCCACCACCCAAGAAAGCGCCACCGGCAGGCCGCTGAGTCTTGCTAAATGCAAAATCCAGCGTTGCCAAACCAGTGGCGCTTACGATGACTGCCGAGTCCGACTTCGCAATGTTACTCGGCGCGCCTTGAGAGAAGATAACCGTGGGAGAGAAACAGTTCACGTTTAAAAGTTCAGCGCGCTGCTGTAACGTGATCTGTTCAATCATCTAAGGATTCCTTTTCTTGAGGTCTTCTAATTGTTTTCGGGTGTTACGATAAATCTCATACGTCGACAACGCTTGAGGTGAGGTGTTGTTCTGAACGTATTCGATGTTCGTAATGTTCGTATCCCCAGCAGCCTTGGCGTCAGCGGCGGTATCGGCCTCCGTCGACGCTTTAGCTGCTTCGGAATATGTGTTATTGATCGGGATGGAACGATTCAAGGCGTCCATATCACGCTTTGCCTGGTCGAGGTTCACCACGGGGGTGATAGTGGGAGAAATATCAGAGTTGAAATTATCCTCAATCTCGTCCATAGCACGCATAAGAGCGTCTTTCATGTTGTCCACACCGCCTTGAATGGTCTCTTGGTCGTCCATACCATCCGCTAGACCCTTGACAAGGAAATAGCCGAACTCACGGAAGACAGTTGACGGCGAGTGAATACCGAGAACGCTCTTGAAACCGTTCATCACCATCGACCCAAGACCTCGTGCGGATTCCACAGCGTTGGCGATACGATTACGCACACCGTTCACCAACCCTTGCACCATGTTGCCGCCTGCTTCGGACAGATCAAGCTCTCCGAAAATAAGCCGTTTCAAAGCACGGAATGGTGACAGCAGTAATTGCAGCATCGCAGCACCCAGACGGACCAAACTTTGCCATAGCGTCTGAAGAATATGCGCGCCAACATCATCCATGTCAGAAGTGGATTTTGCACGGTCATGCAACCACTTGAACGGGTTCACCAGGAAATCAATCAACGTTACGAACGCCCGAGAAAGCCCGTTGGCGAGGGCTTCAACGATAGCTGTAGCCAGATCAACAAATAATCGGGGTGAATTGAGCACAATCCAAATCAAAGCCTTCACCAGAGCAGCGATGATATCACCGCCACTCTTGGGGAGCTCGCCCAGGAGCACAACAAATAGCTCAATCAGGCTATTTACCAGGGTTCCTATCAGAGTTGGTAGGTCCTTGATAGTTTGAATAAGCCCCTTGAGCATCGTCTTGACGAAACCCGTCAACCGGCTAGGTAAGGTCTTCAAGAAATCAATCAAACCGGTCCAGAGCGACATAAATGTCTTCATGATCTTGCGATTACCCGCTTGATCTTTCAAGAAGATAAATAACGCGCCCAGTCCAGCGATGATTAATCCTGTAGGCCCTGTAATAGCAGCTGCTGCACTAGCTAACCCGCCGCCTAGGGCTTGGGCTAACATGGGCGCGAACGGCTGCACCATAGCTGCAATCGCGGGCAATGTGGACTCGAAATTCGTCAATAGAATCTTCAGCATCGGCGAGAATTTACTGAACGTGTCAATAACCCCGCCGACGCCTTGACCCATCTGAATAACCGAATCCAGCATGAACCCAAGGTTGCGTTTGAACGACCGATCACTCGAAGCGTTGCGCATACGGTTAAACGCACGTACAAAATCCTTCGCAGCATCGGTAATACTCGTGACAGAGCTTCTGATTTTGCTGATACCGTCGAAAACGTTCACTACGTTCTCAACCTTGGTCTTCAGCTTCTGTTGCTCTGCCGTGAGCTCGTCCATAATATACTCGACGAGGGTCTTGATGCGGTCTTTGTTGTTCTCAATACCGTCGGCCATGCCTTCGCCATATGCCTCACCCGCTTCAAAGCCAGCACGCTCTGCTTCCAGCTTGGATGCCTTCTCCAGAGCTTTCTGGTACTTCTTATCGGCTTTAGCAATATTCTTCTTGGCTCGGTCGGCCTTCTGTTGAGCTCGACGTTTGGCTGTTTCGTCCTTCTTGGCGTCCGCAGCAACCTTGGCTGCGTCTTCCTGGGCGTTAGCAGCGTCCTCTCGGGCTTTCTCAGCAGCATCTTGAGCAGACTCGATTTCCTCTTGGAGTTTCTCGGCTTCCTCTTCGTACTTCTCACGCTTCGCAGCGATTGCTTCGTCGCGCTTGCGTTGAGCCTCGAAGAAAATGCCGCCCATCCGTTGCGAGAAATCGGTTTCGCTCAGGGACGCATACAGATTGTCAATAAACGACCCACCAGCCGCAGCAATTTGAGCGCCCTTATCGTTCGTGATGGCAATCATCCGATCAAGGTTGTTGCCCAAAGCTTGCTGAGGAGCCTTGGCTGAATCATCAATACCACGAGCCATGCCCTGGTTAACGTTTTCGCCAATACCATGGAAAACCCGGCTTGGCGACTGAATACCAAGAACATTGCGTGCAATAGAAATCAATGATTCAGCAACGCCTTGGGATGCATTAAGCGGCTTCTCGGCGTTAGCGTTAATACCACTAGCGAGACCCAGCATGGTGAACATACCAAACTCTCGGAATACCCGTGATGGTGAATGAATACCAAGCACAGCAGCAGTGACGTTTCGCATGCGTTTGCCAAGCGAAGCCAACGAGTCCAAAACTTTCTGCGCGTTCTTAGCGATACCGTCAAACATACCGTCCAATAACGCCGATGCCAGATTATGACCAGCTTCTTGGAGTGGTTTCTTGTTTCGGCGAATGGCGTCAGCAAGATTGTTAATCATGTTGACAGCAGTATAAAACATCTTGTTGGTGATAAGATACTGAGCCCGTTCAATACCGTCTAGGAAGTTCCAAATGATGGTAACACCCATGTCGATGGCACGAGGCAAGAACTCATTCACGCCGTCAAGCATTCGCAATATGGCGTTCTGTCCAGACTCGGCCATCCTCGGGATGAGGTCATTAATGCCGTCAATAAACGCCATGAAAACGTCTTCACCCGTTTGAACAATCAGCGGAGTGAGAATACGGATAGCATTCAAACCCTCAATCATCAAATGAGTGAATGTCTCAATCCACTTGGGGACTGTTCGATCGGCCGCATCAAGTAACGCCAAGACAAGCGTGACTATGAAGTTAATCAGCTTCGGCATGAGCTGCGTGCCAGATTCGATCAACGCCCCAAACATGGTGGTGAAGAGAATCACCATGGATTTGCCGAGTCCGCCAGCGTGTTCAGCTAATGCCCCGAGGAAATCAACTAACCCCAGGGCAACAGCTTTGAACAACTTTGGAATAAACAGCAGCAAATTCACCAGACCGTCTACACCAGACGCCCCAACCGCGGCAAGCGTTGCCAAACCTGCTGCGAGAGCCGTTAACCCCACACCAGCAGCTAGCGTGCCAAGCCCAAGAAGGGCAACAGCTCCTGCTAAACCTAATAAGGATGGTAGTAACGGCGTCATCAAGGCGGCGGCAACGCCCAACACGGTAAAAGCACCTGCTAGGCCTAATAATGCCGTCAGGATTTGCCCTGCTGTGAGCTTACTGAGGGTCACGAGAGGCGGAACCATCAGTGTAATCGCAGCAGCAACAATAACCATAGCTGCGGCACCAGCGAGAGCACCATTCATGAGGTTTGCAGCGGCTACCAGGATCACCATAGCACCGCCGAGTCCGATCAAACCCTTCACAATTTGACGGATCGACAAACCTCCGATAGCGGTAAGTGCTTGCCCCATGATAACGAGAGCATTTGCCATGACTAAAATGCCCACGGCAGCAAATACGCCCGTGTCAGGCATTAACTTCACAGCGCCAACCATCAATAACAACCCAACAGCCACAGCAACGAGACTGTGGGCGATGGATTCGATCGACATGGTGCCGAAAAGATTGAATGCTTGAGCCATGACGACAAGAGCGTTCGCCATGATGAAAATGCCAGCAGCGGCGACAACGCCACCGGTAGCCGGCATGAGACGAAACGCCCCCACCATAAGGAGTAAACCACCAGCCATAGCAGCAAGACCACGGCCAATAGCGTCCCATTGCATCTCGCCAAAGCTCTTTATGGCCGATGCTAAAACAACCATCGAGCCAGCAAATGCGTTAAGGGTGAGGCCTAACAGAAACGCCGTCTTGGTCGGGATAAGACGTAATGTTCCAGCCATAAGCAGCATTGCGCCAGCTATCGCAGTGAGACCTTTACCGATCTCTTCCCACGATAACTTCGAAACGTCGCCAATAGCATGAACGAGAATGGCAATAGCGTTGGCCATCGGCACCAGAGCAAACGCCGTGCCAAGCAATAACTTAGCAGGCATAAGTTTGGTACCGATGGCGATAATGAGAAATGCTCCGCCGATAGAAGCGAGACCTTTACCAATCTCCTCCCATGACATCTTGGACATGAGTTTCATAACGCCAGCGAGAATAACTATCGCAGCCGAAATGGCGACAATGGCACCAGCAATGCCAGCTAGCTTAACAAAACCGCTCCCCTTGGTGAGGAACGTCATGCCCGCTAAGGCTAGCATCAGCTCCGCCATGAGTGCACCTACCGCAGCAGTGGCTTGGGCTAGCTTTCCGCCGTCAATTGACGACAGAATAAGAATAGCCGCAGCCAAGGCCAAGATAGCAGCAGCGATTTGAAGTAAGGCACGAGCTTTGAGGGCCTGTTGCATCTTCTCAAACGCACCAGTGAGTTGGTCGATGATACCAGGAGCATCTTTACCACCCTTCTCATCTCCATCACCTCCGCCACCGCGGAGCAGAGCAAATAACCCCTTAAGTCCTTCGCCATTCAAGAACGGGATCTTTTCCTTCAAGGCCATGATAGCCTTCAGTTGAGAAACGATCTTAGCGAAGAGGGCCAAAATACCCACGCCGCCGATACCAGCGCTAACATTGAACCAATCAAGAAACGAGAACGATTTGATCTTGTCGATAAACGAAGTAACTAAATCATGAACCTTGATGAGGAACTTGATGAAACCGGCATCGCTCTTCAACCCCATGAAAGTGCCGTCTTGGTACTTACCAGAGGTGAGGATGTTGAAAATCTTGATGAGACCGTTTGTTACTTTATGAACGAAGTCTAGGAATTTACCCCAGGCTACGCTGGTGTCATCGACCGATTTACCGATCCACTCGAATACACCAGCTATGAAAGTGCCGGCCTTACCGAAGATGTTCTCAAACAGCTTCCCATTTTGAATGCTCTCATCAAGTTTCACCAGGAAGTCGCCTAATGAAGCTGTCATCGAGAGTAACCCGCCAGCTGCACCACCGGAAGCGCCGAAAATCTTAGCTATCATAGAGCCGACAGCTTTAATTAACGACCAACCGATGTGCAGTAACGCAAAGAAACCTTTAAATGTCCTACCGAGATTCACAACCGTTTCGATAGAAGGTGTTAGTTTGTAGGACAGGTCCTCGAAACTTCGTGTGAGCTTCATCACCTGAGCGACAGTCATGGGTGGGAATATCTGAGAGAAAGCACGACCCACTTGCCCTACTATGCTGTACAAGCCGTTGAATACTCGTACCAAAGAATCAATGACGATGGTGCGCCCACCTGCATCGCTCCAGCCTTGGAGTAGTTCATTACGACTTTTGGCTGATTGGTCTACAGCACCAGAAATGACTTTGCTAACCCGAGTCCACAAAACTTTGGCTTCTTCAAAGTCACCGATAATAATACGCCAAGACTGAGCCCAGCCCGAACCAATTGATTCATTGATGGTACCGATCATCTGGGTGAAAGTTTTAACGTCCTGAGCCGCACCATTAGCTGTTTGTGCTAGCTTTTGGATGGAGGCAATCTGTTCTTCAGTGTAGCCCTGTTCACGGAGCTGCTCGTCACTTAGATCGCCCGTAAATTTCTCCAAAGTCTTGGTGAGGACTTTACCGGTGAGCCAACCATCAGCTAAGGTTTCTCGGAACGGTTTGTAGTTTTTGGTCCATTCCTCGAACGTCATGTTACCCGCGTTTTTGAGTGTACCCATAGCCTTTGCCGTGTCAAACAAAGACTTCTGGAATATCTCGCCGCCCATGTCGGAGTGCACCACAGAGTTCCAGTCTTCCAAGCCGACTTTATCAGCAGCAATAGCCTGGGATAACTGGTACATAGCGCTGGAAGCTTTTTCTGAGTTTGCACCAGACAGAGCAGCCAAGTTAGCGATACCCTTGATTGCTTTGGCTGAGTCTTCCAAACCAACACCAGCTGCGGTGAATGTACCGATGTTCTTGGTCATCTCGCCGAAGTTATAAATGGTTCGGTCGGCATATGCATTTAAGTCATCGAGGGTTTTGTTAACGTCTGCAAGAGTGCTACCTTTAGATTGGGTGTTGGCCAGAATGGTCTGAACCGAGTTAATCTGCAATTCATACTCTTTGAAGCCGTCCATCGCGCCTTGAACAGTGAACGCTTTGGCTACGTTCAGACCACTGTCGGCCAGCTTGGCGCCGATGTTATGAAGTGCGCCAACAGCGATGTTCTCCAACATAGAGAATTTACTTGCGGCGTCCTCCGCACCATTAGACAACCCAGACATGTCAACATCAGACGCCGACTTCTGAATAAGACCCAGACTAGAAAGAATACCACCAGTTGACGAATCGACCACCCTCAAGGCATTTGAAAATGTCGAACCTAAAGCGCTACCGAGATTTTTCGTAGCTCCAGAGTCGATGGTTGACTCCAGTTTCTGTAAATCGGCGATAGTCTCTTGCGACTTAGCCTTGAATTGCGTGTTGTCGAATTTCATCGCAACGACGCGCTCGTCGATGGTCGCCATTAGCGGGTGACCTCCTTCCAAACTTCGTTAGCAATTTCTTGAAACAGGGGACGTAATGCGGGGTTGATGTAGTCAATCCCCTGGACATAGCCGCCCCCAGCGGTGCCGTGCCCAATCTGAATACCCACAGCGACCTTAAAACCGTTCACCACATTAGTGTTATACCATGTGATACTAGGTTTCCTTCCCATTTTGACCTTGTACTCCCAAGACGAAGCAGTCTTCCCCGTGTCTTGGGGTGTGGCAGCTGATAGAGCTTTCACGCCTTTTTGGCCATAGCGACTAAGGCTTTGGAAGAGCTCATCAGAAGACATACGTTTGAGAAAATCGAAGGTTTTGGTAAGATCGCCCGACTTTTCAATCTTGAACATTAGATGGTAATACCAGGAATCTTAGTAATGCGAAGAATAGCGATGCCGGCTGCTTCTTTTACCCATCCGTTGTGACTAAGCCACACGTTCGGTTGGCCACCTTTGCGGAAGAGAATAGACTGTTCGGATTTCCACTTTTCACCATTTGGCGTTGTGAGGTTCCAAAAACCAGTTCCGTTGGCGAACATATCGTAAGATTGAAAATACGCCTTACCATACATCGCCATCTCGATAACATAGGCATTACCGGCATCAAGCACGTATTCATGCCCGCCACCGTTACCAGTCGTCCGTCGAATCCACGGAAACTCGTTTGTATCCGGTGCGGGTAAATCCACGCGACCGCCCGTTATTGGATCGTATGCTGTCATCTTAGCTACAAAGGCAACCGTGGCTTTTTTAAGATCCAAAAGTTCTTGATAGGCATCGTTAACTCGTCGATTTCTGAGATCACCAAACGTAACCACGTCGTTGTTGTTAACCCAGTTTTGCCCTTCAGGTTTTGGGGTGGAACGAAGTACACCGTTACTATCGTAAGCAGCGATAGCATTAGGAGTGGGAGTGCTAGTTCCGGTTCCACCTCCACCACCAAGTCCGTTGAGTTTGCTTTCGAGGTATGATTTATTCACACAATCCAAAGCAAACTTGGGGTCATTGGTAGCAATACAACCATTTCCGTCATACTGAGCTAGTTTCTGCGATGTCGGAGAAACTGTCCCAGCAGCTTTGATGAGTTTCTCGATCCCCCCTTTAGTAAGTGTTACAATTTTAGCCATAGTCTCTCCTAGATGTCGATTTCAAACTCGCCGTCAGCTTCGTTGATCCACCGGAAATTACCCTCAGCGCTATCAAACTCCCACTGATTTTGGTCAATGGATTGTGGATTCCACTTTGGCTTACCGCCCATCTTATCGACGATGAACTTCAGAACTTTTTCCATAGAGGCATCGCCAGTGTCTGAGCCGTATAGTGCATCAGTCGCTGTTTTCAAGTCTTCCGCATCTAGGGAATCTAGGTCGATCCGAAAATACGGAGCGACGTAATCACCACCCTTAAAACTCTGTGGAACTGCCTGGCATTCAAAACCTATCGTCTGAGGATCACGAGTCTCTTTTATAGTTCGGTGCTCTCGTTCTGACGGATTTGCCAACAGATTTGGATAAACGTGCACATGCCGATGACCGTCACTGTCTAGCGACTGGAACGTGAAACCAAACGTTTGCACTCGTCCTTCGTCAGCGTAAATACCGACAGCCTTGGGTTCGATTCCCATCCGCTGATCTAAGACAGCCGGATAAGTATAGCAACTGATCTTCAGTTCCCGTTCGATGTTGCCTGCAATCGCGCCCCGCTTTCTTCCTTCGTAATACAACGAAGTCATCTCGGCTTGCCTTTTCTCAGTAGCAGAAATAAGACCGTGCCAAGCCCAGGCCTTCACCACAAACTCACTAAGGTATAACACACCGTGGCTGCAACCCTCTGTGAAAAAACGTTCATTCCAATTCAGCTTCGTCATCCGCTCGTCCCCCACTTTGCACGCCGTTCAGCGTTGAGTTTCTGGTTACGAGCCATGATTTCAGCTTGTGAAAGTTTCTTAGTTTTATCAGGTGAGTTCTTAATGCCGAAGATACGAATCAATGCGAGGAGACGGTTGATATGCCATGTCTCGCATTCCTTCGAGATACCATTAGCGAACATCATGTAGTAGATAAGCTCTGAGGTAATGATCTCAGTTGACGAAGAGCCAGTGCCACTGTCCGAAAACGTGGTAGCACTGGCTCGTGAGGCAATGTGGTCGTTAATGAGTCCCATCTGCTCTGCGGTGATAGCCGAAATAGCTTCATCGACAGCTTTACGAGGTAATTCATTAACGACCATCATCGAAATGTAATCCAGCAGCTCTTCCTGCGTCTTGTCATCGTCACTCACCAGGAAGGGCCGTTGATACTTCTCTTCCCATTTTGAGATACTGACGAGACTGTGACACATCTTGAGGTGGATTGTCACTGGCAAGAACCGATTCCGACCACCGTCGAAGTCATGACGGGTGACGATATCAAGTTCTAGTGTCATGTTACGGCTTCTTGATGATCGTAAGGACTTCCTCAGGGCTGAGGAGTGTCGGCGGTTCGGTCTCAGTGCCGTACAGCTTCTTCTCTAGTTCCGCGAGGTTCTCCTTCTTCACAGTCTTGGACGGAACCACGATGTGAGCCGTCGGCTTCAGGTCCTTGAAGTCGCCGTCAGACTTGAACGACACCGGGGTGGTCGAAATCTCCCACGACATCGTAACAGCTTCTGGAGAGTCATTGATCGTGCTATGATCCTTGGATGAAGGTTTGGCCAAAGCATTCCACACAATGTGAATGTCATAGCCGAAATCTACGCCTTCAGTATCATTGCCGACACGAGTCTGCCACGAGAAACCGAACGGCTTCCGTGTCTGCTGCGTCACCAAAGCGCCGCCAATAGTAGCCGAGCCATCGCATTCTGCGAACTGGTCGGGGTAGGTGTATGCTTCGATGGTGGCGCCGAACTTCTCGTCCGAGATCAAACCCAGATACTTGATGTTGTCGGCATAGATGTCGGTAACTTCAGCACCAGAGGGGCTTTCAGTCACCTTGGTGAGGCCATTCCATGCGACACCTTCTGCGTAAGTCTTTTGGGTGGCATTGTAAGGATAGAGAACACCCTTGTTCACACCCGTCTGGAACTTGCGTTCGCCAACGCTGTCCCATACTAGTTGTTTACCAGCCATTATTCTCCTTAATTGTAGATACTAAAGACGTAATGGTTCAAGCCGTCTTTAGCAAACCATTGTTGGAACGTACAATATTCCATGTTGGAAATCTCTTCAACAAGCGCTGGATCCGGTTTGCGTGCTATCAAAGTAACTTGATAGCGACTTGCACGATGATACTTTTTGTTATCAGCGTGTTTGACTCCGGTTCCATCGTATTGGTAGAGGATGCACGGATACGAGAGCTTATGCATCGACGGAGGCTGGTACAACACAGGTACACCAGCCCCCGCTATCTGTTCAAGCTTAAGGTGTAAGTTCCGCCTTCGGTCCATGCCACACACCTCCCAGCGTAAGAGTGATGCGTGGATGATTCATCTCCACAGACGTAACTGCTAAATACAGAGTACCCCAACGAACATAGACCGCTAGATCTAAATGATCCTTGAGGTAATCGTCGGCGACGACGGATACCGCCATATCAAAATTGATGTTGGAATTAACCTTACCGATGTCTTGATTATTGCGGTATGATCGAACGACGTCGCCAAAAGCTTGACGCTCAGTTACCTTCACGTCGTATACACCTTCGTCGATCTCGATAGGCTCGCCGAATCCGACAGCGCCGCTAAAGCGTGTCATGATTCAACCTTCCCATTTTGAGCTTAGCCGCCTGGAGGAGGAACGGGGGTTCCGCCACCGCCGCCAGCCTTCTTGGTGTGACGCTGGTCAGCTAGCAGACGACTCGGATCCAGCTTGTTGGTAGGACCGTCGCCAGTAGCAGCAGGCGAACCGGTCTTCCACAGAGCCATAGCAGACTTGGCCCGAACCAGCGCACCCGACATACGAGTTTCAATCAGGTACTTGTGCTGGTTGTAGTCGATGTCAAACTGGTCGAACATGCCTAGCTTGCCGCCCTGGTCGGTACCAACCTGGTAATCCGACAGGTTGACGATAAGGCCGACCAAGTTCGGGACCCGCTCCATGGTTTCGACAGTGACAATCTTCGAGACACGCATAGCGTCTGCGATAGCCTGGTCGTTGGGGTAAATCCGACGACCGTCCTTGTCCTTAATCCAGCGCAGCTTACCGAGGACAGACTCGGTGGTATAGAGTGCTGGCTGGCCAGAACCCTTGTAGAAATGCCGGCTGGTGTCGATAAGCTCGATCATGGCGTCAGTACCAATATCGTTTTGAGCAATTTCAAGACGATGGGTGAAGAACTCATGATCCGTAGCGATAGGACGGATATTCTTGGCGTTGATATAGTCCGGGGACTCGATATCGCGGTTGTCGCCAAACAGGATTGCCGAAGCAATTTCCTCATGGAGCATCAGCAGCATCTCAGCCTTGATCCAAGCCACGGCGTCGAAGGTGGTGATGTCCAGCATGTCGTCCCGGTTCACCTTCTGGCGCTTATACACCGTGGTCGGACCGGTGGAGCGGTTCTTCAGCTCGAAGAACTCGTCCTTCTTCATCGTACCCTTGATATAACCCTTGGCTCGGGCTTCATCTTGGGTGATGTCTGCGTGTACCGAACGAACCCGAGTAAACGGAGCGCTGGTAACGCCATTCATCACACCATCGACCCATTCTGTCCGACGCTTAATGAACTCCGGCTTGTTCTGGAAGTCCTTAGCCTGTGGGAACAGAAGGTCAATATTGGTGATACCGAACTGGTCAGCGTGGAACAGTACGGATTCCTTGAGCGAGCCCACCTCCTGGGCATCTTTGAACACATCGGCCATGTCCGAGTGAGACAAAACAGGCCGGCGACCACTCGGGGCTAGTCGGCCTTGGTCGAATACATTACCCATGTATGCGTCTCCGTTGTAATCGTATTGTGCGAGTTCTTCTGGCTCGAAGTCATCCTCTTCATAGTCGTAATTATCATCGTCGTAGTCGTCGTATTCGTACTCGCCTTCATCCTCATCGTAGAAGTCGTCTTCGTCAACGGCGTCTTCGACACCAGCTTCGTAGCCTTGAGCAGCTGCGTTTTCAAGCAGGGCTCCGACGACTTCCTGTTGTTCCGGCGTCAAGCCGTCGAGGACTGCTTGAATGTCTTCGGATTCGTCATCGTCGTCATGCATGATGTAGCCGTCACCGTGCGACAGCGTACCGCCGTAAATTACCGCTTCGTCTTGCAATTCAGTCTCTTCGCCATCGCTATGACGGAGGACCACATTATCAATCTTTGCGCCTGGGTTGGCTCCTGATAGCACTAGGCTAACCTCCCTGATTTGTCCGTGCATCACATGCTTTTCCTTTTCGACCAATTGATTTGCGTAGATCGAAAGACTCGTGATGTCACCATGTTGAACTAGTTGTTTTGCATTCTGGGCTTTCGCTGTATGGTTGAAAAAGCCATAAGCGTAAACCCCATCTTCCCGATTCTCTAGGGCGGCATGCCCAAGCACGTTGTCGGGGTCATGGTGTCCGTGTTGCCACACCAATGGTACCGTACTGCCGTCGTTGTCTTTGAAGGCGTCAGGTAGAATAGTGCGACCATCAGAACACCGAATACCAGCGCGAGTAGCATACCCGCTAAAATCTGGTCGCATAGTTTCCTTTCCATTTTGAGCTACTGATACTGTTCGGGATCGTACTCTGGTGGGTACTCCTCCTGCTGAGCGTATGGGTCTTCCATGCCCTCTTCTTCCTCCTCATCACCCGGGTAACCATCTTCGTAAGGCATGTTAGCGTTGTACAGCTCGTCAGCCTTGGGATCAGTCGATGGGCGCATACCGATAATTGCACGAATCTCGTTGGCAGACAGAATCTCATTCCGAGTGAACTTGTCCGCAATGTCAGCGATCTTCTCCATCGGTACGAGATCGAATGGACGTCGAAGGTACAATACCGTCTGCCGCTGAGTACGTGCAGTCTTGGTGAGGAAGGTTCGAGACAACTCTTCTGCAATACTGTCAGCTACCGGCTTGATGATGCGATTCTGATAGTTCAACAGCGCTGTTTCAGCTGCTGTACCGTCTAGAATCTCAGTCGTCAAGCCTAACTGAGCTTGCACTTGCTTTGTGAGCCATTCGATCCTTGGAAGGATGTTGCTTTCGACGGCACGGTTTAATTGTGTGATCTTCTCCGTGCCGTCAACGTAGGCAATACCGAAGTCAGTCTTGCGGAGCTGCATTTCGATATCACGAATGCGGTTCTCCGCTTGTTGACGACGATTCTCGCCTTTCACAACGTATGGAAGTTGGACAATCACATCCAATTTCTTACTGCTGAGATCATCTTCGATCCCGTCCATCATACGAAGAGCTTTAGCAAGTCGTTGGAACATGCTGTTGGGCTCATTCATGATATCATAGAGTGGGTTTTCGATGATCGCAACAGTACTCTTTGGCAAAGTGATCTGTTTATGTTGCCCGTCACGCTCGTCATACAAGTCAACCATTACGTGCTGAGGATACCAGTTAACGATCTCCCCAACACGTAACGATTTGATGTCGAAACCGCCAGTTTTCAGTGGTGAAATATCAGTCTCGACGGCAACCACAGCCGCAACACCTTTCTTAAACAGGGTAATAGCTAGATCCTGCTTAAAAGCGCGTGCGGCTTGGTCTGTGTTGGCTTCGATGTTCAGGCAGTTCTGAAGTCCAGATGGTATGGTCTCCAGATAGCCGCCGTTCTCATCAGTACGAGCGTGTAAAAACTCAACAGAAGCTACGTCAATAGCCATGCGAGTAATGATAGAGTTCACAAACGAACGGTCAGCACCAGTAAAACTCAAAAAACGCCTTGAAGGGCTGTATTGTGTCCAACCCCCAACATTTGATGGTGCAGATGTTGGGGGATCACGAAATGCGTTCCAAGCGTGTTTCAGTTTTTCTGTAAATGACAAGAGCGTTGTTACTTTCTATCAGTTACAAGATGGCGTACCGGCCATATGGGTCGAGTGCGAAGTGGTAAAGAGCTTCGCCTGGGGTATCGTAAGCGAAGTGAGCGGCGTGGGCACCACGAGAAACATGTCGGCCCTGGTACTTACGACGAGTCCGGTAAGCGTCTGCTAGCGCACTGACAGCGGCTCGTCCTTGATCGACTTTACCAGCTGCTCGGCTAGCAGCAGCCCGTCGTGAAGAATGTTTGCCGCCTAACGCATAACTACCAACTGCGCTACCGGCTTTCCGTGCTGCACCACCAACACGGTCAATACCTTGTTGCGCGCGCAATCCGCCAAGCACGACGTGTGCCGCACCATGCGGTGTGCTGATATACTTCTTGCCTCGATACGCACCGTAGCCCAAAGCTGCTGCGCCAGCTGCTGCACCGACACCGAGAGCGACACGCTTTGCAATCCGCTTCCGTCGTGCGCTTCGTGCGGCACCAGACATCGTAGGGCGTGCTTTACGATGACCCCATCGCATACCCTTGATGCCGTAGTGGTATAATTCCATGTTTGTCATGTATTCTCCTATTCAAAACTGTCAGGATTTAGTTTGTATGCAACGTAGGCGTCCATGAGAGCTGCTACGTTGTCAATCTTTTCTTCATACCGTCGTTTCAGAATCTTGCGGTTACCGTTCGTGTCCTCCATGACGATAGCATTACCCATACCAAACGTCATGAGTGCTTCGTCAAAAAGTAACGCACGATCTTCCGCTAGTTTCTTCAACTCGCCAAGCGGTACGGATTCAGTCTTGGCACCTTGGATAACCTTTTCAACTCCCCACTCACTATTCTCGGTCGTCCACCGTTCGATAAATTCACGCGCATTATACGGGTCATACCCAACAGAACGAATGTCATATTGACACTCTTGGATATGAGCATCCAGATCGTCATAGACTTGCATCATGTCTAACACGGTGCCGTCCATGACAATTAATGTGCCTTCCTCGATGAACTCTTCGTACTTAAGACGCCGAGCTGTTGTGAGCTTCATCAGGGTACGTTCAGTGATATAAGATCGAGTCTTCACGCCAAACATACTCCGCTGAAGGGGGAACAAAAACGTGAACGCAGTAAAGTCATCCCCGAGTGACAAGTCGACACCCATCGAACATGGCATACCCCAGTATTGTTTCTTTGCATGTGGTAACGTTTCTTCGTAAGTGAAGAAATACGTATACCCTTCCATGGGAATGCCGAAACGCTTTGCTAGGATATCGTTTCGTGCAGCGGGGACTTGTTCCGCTCGTTCTACATCTTTCTGGTATGTCTCGTAGGTTACCGTGATGCCGATGTTCGGATTCGCTTTCACCCACATAGCCGGGTCAGCAACTTCCTTGATATCGTCAAGACGGTAGTGCCAAATCGAAATGTGCGGTGCTAGGTAATTGCCTTTCAGAACGTCTTGGAGTTCCAACTTGATGGTGTCACCAACGCTGTTACGAACGGTACCTTCTGAAGAAATAGCGAGTATTAAGTAATCCTCGTTCTTGGAAGCACCCTGTTCGATAGCACCGATCACATCCTCTTTAACGTCACCCGATAGCCATTCGTCAACTGTGTTCACCTTGGTACGCATTGACTGAAGCTTGTCAATACGCATCGGTCGAACCTCAAGTAGCGAGTTAGTCAAGAAATTCTCGATACCACGTTTAGTTGGAGCAAGTTTGTTCTTCTCGGCTTTTCGACCAGCCGCTTGAGGTGTAAAACCAGCCGCACACAGAAACTTAAACAATGGGCCTTTAGAACGGATCATCGCTGTCTTGATCGGCTGGATGGTTTCTGTAGCCAACGGCATCGTGGGGGCCACAATAATCTGGTGTGTAGTCGTGGTGTCTACCGTGAGGAAATACGCTTGTAGATACGAAGCGTACATCGACTTGGCAGCGCCACGGGCCACGATGATATATTGTTTGAGCGTCAAGCGCTTCTTTACACGCTTGCGAACATACCGACCCCCACGATTCCCAGGTCGTGGGACATAGACCGACCGGTCGACAAAGATGTACCAAGACAACAACTGTTCGGCCCAAAGTTTGAACGAATCCATGACGAACACATCGGAACCGTCGGTGAGAGTCATCTCCGATTCGACGAACTCGATGAAGCCATCAATCGCAGAATCATCGTAATAATACTTTGGATCTGCGATGAGGGCGTCAATCCGGTTCATCTCCATGGAGATTTCTTTACAGACTGGAATCTCGCCCCGAAGTACTTTCTCACGGAAAATTCCGTAATACTTCGGAGTAGCTGTGTTCGATAGGGCCATCCGTTACCACCCAGTCACAGCTTTAGCGACTTTCAGACCGGCTGCTACACGTTTCTTGTGGTCTTTGCTCTTCAGGTTTTGTGCTGCGATTGTACCGAATGTGCCAAGAGCAATACCGCCCACGGCACCAGCGCCCTTCCAGAACATCTCTTCGCCTTTACGTCGAGCTCGGGTCTTGTATGGGTTGTCTGCTGTTCGTCGATAGTCATTCTCCAGTTGCATTCGGCGGGTTAACGTCTGAAGCTCTTTGTTAGAAAGTGAAGTTACGCCAGTCTTCTTCACCTTGCCAGCGAGAGCATCAGAATGTTTTCGCTCTTTGGATCGAACCTTTGGTTTTCGGTGCAAACTTAAACGTAAACCTTTCCGACGACCCCACTTCATGCCCTTGATACCATAGTGGTATAGTTCGGGTGTATGGTCATCAGAGTGCAACGTCGTTACGTTGTAAACTTTACGTTTATTGGAAACACCCGAACGCCAGTTCTTCGGAATCTTCGGTGACACATCAGTGAACGGAGTCTTCAGATGTTCCGTGGCATTCATCATTCGCTTACCGCCGAATTTTAACCGAGATTCTTTAAGTTTCTTACCCCTGTAGTGAGCATACCCGAGGAGAGCGGCGCTTGTGGCTAAAGGAACAGCAACAGAACCGACGTTGTAAGCGAGCTTAGCCCGACGAACATGTTTCTGAATAATGTCGTGACGTTGTTGAATCGTCAAATCACGCCACTTCTTACGCTTCTTCTTACCCCGTCGACGGTCTTTGCGAACTCCTCGGCGCATACCGGGGACACCGTAGTGATAGAGTTCATCGTGGCGTTGGGGTGTTAACTCAAACAACACTCAACCTCCATATCATTTCATCTCGGCAAGCTTGATGGGCTTCCTTCACCGCTGTGTTAATCGACGGGTCAAACTTCAACCGAGCATCCATAGTCACAAACGTCTCGATGAGACTTGCGATGATGTTCCGCGGAGTTGTAGTTTTGGGCTCGTCGATGTCATACAGGTCAGACCACTCCTCAGTCCCCGAAACAACTGGACTGGACTTCTTGATGGCAGGGCAAACTTGGAACACCACAGCCAGTGAGGAGTTCATCAAGCTTTTAATGTCCACGTCGAAGTCCGTGTTGTCAGCGGGGATGTTGAGGAGTTTCTTCACGTCTTGTAAAGCACTACCCATCACGATAGCCGTTCGTTTACGATCCGCTGAATCTCCAGCGGGTCCCACCCCTCACGCTCCAACCGTTGGAACCGTTCTGCGCCGTTGCCGTACTGACCTCGGATCACCATGTTGACTACCTCGTCTTGTGAAGGGCGAACCTTCGGAGTAGGCAGCGGTACGGGACCAGCGGGTTTTGCACCGGTGATCTCGTCGTAGATCTGAGCAGCACGGTTGACGTAGTTGTGATACTGACTTCCACCGAGGAATGGACCGGGGCAACCGGTAGCAAAGAAGTCCATGTGGCGGAAAACATTCACTCCGATTTCAGGTCGGCCGAGTCGGTAGAACTTGTGGAGGTGGGCGACAAGTTTTGCGCCGGTCTCCATCGTCTCAGGATCGACACGCCAATCTGGGGCGCCTGTGCTATTAGCATGTTCAATAGAGATACCATGGTTGTTGCCATTTGCATTAGCAGTAGCCCAAGCAATATCGGAATCGTACACATACTGACGAACCTTGTCATGGTCCACGCCGTAATGTGCAGAAGCTTCTCGATCTTGCCAGATATTGAAGCAAGCATCTAGGGTATCCGGTCCGTTTCCATCTCGGTCAACCACAGTCATGTGATGAATGACCGTAAACTTAATCGTTCGGAAGCCATGCGGGGTGTAGTGTAAATCTAGTAGTGTTTCATCAAATTCAAGTGTACCCCAATCGTATTGTTCTGGGGTTCGTCGGGTCATCGTATCTCCTTTCACCAGAGTTTTGTGTCACCCGGTTTTCGTTCCTGGTATTCTCTTGGCGTTGTTTCCTCAGTTCCATAGTGGACAAGGTTATGCGTGTTGTGAGACACGCATACCAAGTTTTCAGGATCTAGTAATTTGTCTGAACCTTCTTCCAAATCTTGCATAGTGATGGGTATTATGTGGTGTACCAGTATCCGATCCAAGATTGGGTAGTCAGACAGAGCCAAATCGCAGCCGTTATCTCGTGAGATCACATGATTACGGGCTTGTGCCCACTCACGTGACTTGTAGAAGTCTTGGTTAGCCATCCGCTTTCCGCCGAAGGTGGCGTGACTCACCGCTCCCCCAAGACGGAGATACCGAATACGATCTTCGAGAGTCATGTATTGGAGCATCTCGTGGTATGTCTTGGGGGTGTTACTTGAGGTTTTCACCTTTGTACCTTCGGAGAGCGGTAATGGCTTCTGAGTACTCCTGTTCACGGCGTTCACTGGCTTCGATGGCAGCCATCTTCACTTCCATCAGTTCGTTCTCCTTCATCAACTTTTGTCGTTCGAGTTGTTCACGAACGGAACCCAAGCGTAAGAAGTGTGTGATGACTGATGGAGACGCTGTGCCTTCCAGCAATTGCTTTGCTGCGAGGTCTGTGGCGCTCTTGACGAGCTCGTTCTCCCGGTCCTCAACCGTTTGAGCCGGCTTTCGGCGTCGTTTTGGTGTGTTGGACACCTGTTTCACCTCTTCTCAGGGTAGTTACGACCCCCATCGACCCTCTTAACACCCCTTTCTGGGGCTTTTCCCAGGCGGGGGGCGAGCGAGTAGGGGGGTATGTTGTGCGAAGACCCCCTCCCCCCTTAAATATATAGGGGGGGGTTGTTATTTTCGACGATCATTTTTGTGTGAACTTCCGACA